TCATATAAACGAGGATAATCACCAAAATATGGAAATGGTTTTGTAGGGTCTGAATCCCATTCTTCTTCTTCACCTTCTATACAATATCCACCTTTTCTTGCATCTTCTTTTGTATATAAAGTTTTCTCGTATTTAAACCATCTAACAAAGTAGTCAGCTTTAGGGTTTTCAGAATGAACTTGGAAGAGATGAATAATCATCTCAGCATAATTAGAATATTCCTTGATAATATTATCTGAATTATCAAGACATATTACATAGTCAGTATATATTTCTGTTTTCATGCTAATAACCCCCTTCTCTTTAGCTCAAATTCTACAGGCATAATTTGTGCAGACCTGTAGTCACACACACCGCACTCTACACTGATCTCTCTGTCGTGACTATCATAAAAATAGTCAGCTTTTTTATTACCACATGAAGGGCAAACAGTATTTGTATGTATTCCTGCCATTTATCTAACCCCCTGTGCTATTTTTTTTACTTTTTGATCTTCCTCTTTGACCCAACCAGTGATGTAATTTTTTACTTCACAAATTGTTGCAAAAGGACAGTGTGGTGCAACTAGATTTTCAAAAACATGATCTGCTGTCATTGCGCCTTGCCAATCAGAATTAAATCCTACATAAACAGAACACTGATTATGCTCGTTAACAAATTCTATTTGAAAATCTTTTTGCGCTCTTTCATAGTTATTACTACTCTGAAACCAATAAATTTCAGCATAATTAGAATTACGTACAGCAGCGCCTAGATTGTTATTATTTTTGAGAAGCTGCTTTACCTCGTCCATAGACATATCAGAGTTAGTTCTAATTTTTACGATATTTTTTCTTTTTAAGTTATTCATATATATCTCCTATACCTAGTATTATGCATATAAAAGTATAAAAAACAAATATTAATTACAATTAATAGTATCTTTTTATATTAATGACCCTATACTACTAATATGAAAAATTTAAAAACCCTCATGGTTACAGACAAAACGCACAAGAAACTAAAGTCCTATTGCCAAGCACACAACCTTAAAATGACTGGCATAGCAGATCAGATTATTAATCAATACCTACAGAGTAAAGATGGAAAAAGCAGTAGGTAAATTATCAAACGACAACCACGCATCTTGTTCAGGGCTGCCTGTCCTGTTTGGTGTCTCACCTTATGAAACCAAGAATGAGTATCTAAAATCTAGAATAGATGCACGACTAGGTAAGAATGTCAGAACAGTAAAAGACAACATGCCGATTGAGATAGGCAACATATTAGAAAAGCCATTGATAGAGCTAACAGCTAAAAAGCTAAACTTGACGGATGTCCAAACAGCTATCCATGAGGCTGTTAAACACCCTGAGTTACCCCTTGAAGGCTCTATTGATGGTCTTGCTTATGCTAAGAACAACATTGTTAAACCAGACAATCAGGTTATCTATACCGAAGATGACCAAGAAATAATGCTCGATGGTCATGGCATTATCGAGGTAAAGACCACTAGACAAATACCTGAAGCGGATGGCAAACCACCACTGTTTAGGGGTGTATTACAGACCAAAGCTCTCTGTGCAATATGTGGGTATAGTTGGGGTGTCGTGTCGACCCTACATAATACCAACGATTTTAAGATGTTCTTGTTGCGCAGAGACTTTGCCTTTGAAAAAGAACTTAAAGACATCATAAACGACTTTGAAAGACGGATCAAAGAGCAAGACTGGTATGCACCACAGGTCTTGCCTGATCTACAAATCATGCACCCTGTTGGGGAAAAGGTCGAGGTTGATCTTAACGATGACGATTGTGGCTTCCATCTAGATCGTATCAATGACAACAAAGACAAAATTAAGGTACTAAATGAAGAAGTAGAAAAGTCACAAATCTACATCCAAACTAAAATGGGTGAAGCTGAGATTGGCATCAACGATAGATATAAAATTTCATGGGGTACAACAACTTATAAACCCCAACCTGAGAAAGTTGTACCTGCTAAAGATGGTTATACGATCAGGCGCAAGACGGCTAGTATCAAGAAGTTAGACCTCTGACCAGTCCTTGCCTTCAAACAGTAAGGCTTCTGCCTTCCTGCGTCTGACAAGACCCTCTAAGACTTCACCTGCTGCTTTATTCCAGCGCTGGATTTGATGTGGTATATCTTCATACTCACCTGCATTTAATTTAACTAACAGGGTTGAGCTTAATAAATTGCCTACTCCTAAGTTATACACCCAAGCTACTAAAGCATCGAACTGATGTTGTTGTAATGGTACTTTAACTAAATCGTTAATGTAGCCTTCGTACTCTTCTAGCTCAATATCGAGCATGACTTCTGCATAATGTTGTGACCATTGATCGTCTTTCTGCACACCTTTAGTATGTCCATAGCCTATTGTCCATTTACCTGCTGGACATTTATATGCCTCTAGCTCACAACCTTCAAACTTCTTAATTAAAGCTTTGCCCTCTTCTGATATCTTCATCTTATCCCCAAACTTTTTGTTTCTTGCCACCCCAATACTCGACTGCGTGACCTTCTTTAATTAATTGTTGGCACATATCTAGCCCATCTGGTGTGTAGGGTATGCCTAAGATTCTGCCGTATTTGCCTTTACCTAAACTCTTAACCATCAACTGCTCACCACACAATTCTTGCAGTCGAGCCTTTGCTGCTAGACCTAGTGCTTTCTCAGCTAGGTTTCTAGTTCTTGATTCAGGGGTATCTATCCCTGCTAATCTGACCCTTTGTTTGTGTAACCAAACCCCAAAACCTAAATCAATATGCACATCGATAGTATCGCCATCGACTACCCTGTCTAATGTGCAGTTATAGATAAATGCTTCAACCATGTGTATATATTTTTAAGGGCTTAGTTTTGCCTTTAACCTTAATTGGTTCTAATGATTGTAACCTATAACCACAAAACTTTTCAGTTTGCTCACCAATTAAAATATCCACCCCTCGTTCTTTAGTAGCACTTTCTAACCTAGCTGCTGTATTAACGGCATCGCCTATGGCAGTATAGTCAAATCGTGATTCACTACCCATATTACCTACAACAGCTTCTCCAGAGCTTACAGAAATTCCAATTTCAATACCTAACCCTGCTGCTTTTATTTCGTCTCTTATTTGAAGCGCTGTTTTAACTGCTATCTCTTCATGGTGCATCAAATCTAATGGTGCATTAAATATAGCCATCATAGCATCACCAATATACTTATCGACCATGCCACCATTCCTCTGCACAACATTTGCTTGTATTGTCAGTGCCTTGTTCATAATCTTAGCAACTTCCTCTGGCTCTAGCTTTTCCGATAAGGCAGTAAAACCCCTGACATCTGTAAACAAGAAAGTACAATAGCGCCTTTCACCCCCTAGCTTCAATAAACTAGGATCGTCTTGTAAGCGCTTGACTTGTCGTGGATCAAGATAATGCTCAAACTGTTTTTTAATCTGTTGTCGTAATTTGTACTGTTTACGGAAGTTGAGATAGTAAGCCACACTAGCTGTCACAAACTCAGCAATCAAAGTATAGCTAAAATCAAGCAAAACACCTGCCCTGATAGTATAAAGACCATACGCAGCCGTAGAGCAAAAGATTATAGAAGCAAGGGCAATAGACCATGTAATACCCATAAAAGAGCTTACAAGCCAAATAAGAAAGCACAATATGAGCAAACTAGCCAATTCTGCTGTTAAATGCCAATAAGGTATGTAAGGGCTATTTGGTATGAGCATAGATTCAGCTAAAGCAGCTTGAATCTTGTGGGGTTCTAACAATCCGACAGGTGTGGCTAGTTGTGGCATTACCCCTTTAGCTGTCACACCGACAAAGACAAACTTATCTTTGACAGCCATTTCTGCTAATGTGGTTTGTGGAGTATCAACCCAAGACAGCCAGTGTCGACCTAAACTGTCAACCCTAGTTTGTGGTAAACCTCTGACCTTGATCTCCTCTATCCCTGCCTCATTGGTTTTAATGATAAAAGTATCAGCATCAACTAAAGCTTTTAAGACCTGTGTACCGAAGCTAGGAATCCAGCCATCAGGTGTTTGTAATAGTAGAGGTAATCTTCTGACTAAATTATCGACATCGACTGGCGCTGACACCATACCCTCTAAGGCTACTTCAGATATTTCTGGAATATTGGGCATATAACCTTGTAAAGCTATACCCTGCGCTGGATCGCCTAACAAGACTGTGCCTGTTGGCTCTGGATATAATTGATTGTCAGTCTCGAAGGTGGCAACAACAGTGCGATTATTGGAAACAGATACACTAAATACGTTGTCACCACCGAACCTGTCTTGATCTATAAAGGATATAACATAACCCACACCGAGTGCGCCTTGTGCCATAATCTCTTCGTTTATTTCAGCTAGTCTTGCTCTTGGTAAGGGATAACCACCCTCTGCTCTAACATCACTGTCAGTTATGTTTAAGATCGTAAAGTATTCACTTGGCTTATGTTGCACCACAAACCTATCAAAGACTTTGAGTTTTAACATCTCTAAGGCAGGAACTTGTAAAACCAAAGGCACAGCCAAAAGGGTAATTAATGCAAGTCCTATTCTAATCATGGGTTTTGGGTAATGGTTATGCTAGAGGATGAACCACCATTGATCTTGACTGTTCTACTCACTCCGTCTTGGATAAAGATAACTGTATATGCACCACCACTATCTAAATCTAAATAAGCCTGTTGATTCACTACTCTTTGCATTGTCAATCTTTCACCCTGTATGAAGGTCGTGATTTGGGTTTCAGTATCTTGCCCTATACTTGTACCACTGATATTAGCAGATTCTAAGTTGATGGCTAACTGATCTTGTTCCTCGCCAGTATCTAACGCATCTAAGACATCCAATAAATCTTCGAGGAACTCGATTGATAATGGGTCGTAGTCTAATTCTGTAAACTCAAAATCCTCATCTAGTTTGAGAAAGTCCTCATTAAGTAAATCGACATCTAGCTCGTTATAATCTAAGTAGTCTGTGGATTGTTGTTGACTTTCCTCTTCTTGTGCCACTATTTCTTTTGGTGGACTGATGATAAGCATATTGTCAATAAAGTCAGATGTAATATCTAGGATCACTGGCTTAGTGGGTGCAGATTCAAACACACTCGTAGTAGTAGCCTGATAAGGCTGATTAAGGGTAACTTGTCCTGCACCTGTTGACACCACAATTTCACCACTGGGATCACCTGACAGTGAAGGCATGAGTATTATCAAGCTTGCACCATATTCTGAGGTCGTAACAACAAATTCTGTACCCAAAATTGCAATCTCAGCACTAGGTGTAAAAAGTTTAACCTTCTTCTTATTCAGCGCACCACTAATGTATCTAATAGTGCCAGAAGCAAATTTAAGGCTCATAGAGCTGTTATCTGGGGTATAGATATACTCATCTATAACTAAATTAGAATGTTCAGTTAGACGCACTTGTGTGTTATCTAAAAAGGTAATGGCTATCCGACCTGCTCTGGTCTGGACATTATCGTAAGATTCTATATCAAAGTCTAAGATTGCAGGATAAGGCTGATCTCTAACTATTTGACCAAAGCCCTTGAGTTCTGAGATATCGCCTATTGGATCAGCATGAAGTGGATGTACCACCATCATTTTGAACAATACAAAAAGTGCTATTCGAGCCATTAACTGTCAGTTTAAGGTAATCTCTAGCTAGTGTCGAAGCCTGTGTAATGTTGAAGGTGTTGCTTGAGCCATCTAGGTCTAAGTAAAAGTATCCAGCATCGCTCGATGTGTTGCCTGCATACCCACTACCAGAGAAGGTTAGGGTGTTACTATCACCTAAAATATCAATATAGTTGGTGGCATTTTCATAGTCTATGGCAAAGGTAAAATCATTAGAATCGCCATCAATTAACCAATCAAGATTGAGATAACCAGCATCGTCATTTTCAGCAATGGCTAGATCAAAGGTATTGCTACTGCCTGTGGCTTGAATATTAAGATTGACATAATCGCTAGTGTTGGCTTCTAAGCTGTTCATAACTAAATCAAAGACATTACTATCACCAGTAAAGTTCCAATAAGCTGTGACATTATCACCATTGAAATCATCGGCTCTAAACAAGTTACTTGCACCAATCTGATTGATAGTTAGGGTCATATCACTACCGATTAATCCTAAAGCAGTGAGGCTACCAGCAGATGCGTTTGTGCCACCTATGAGGTTAGAACCGCCTAGCTGCTCTAATTTAATGACAGCGTTTGAGCCTGTCTGGGAGACAAACACCTCGTTGTCAGCGTATAAGCCAAATGATAAGAATAACAATAATACAAGTCTCATAAGTTTTTCACCGACCAGTAGCCTCGATCAATGCCCTGTTCTATTATGTTAACTATACCGACTTCTATAGCTGTTTGCAAAGCGATAGACTTGCTCTCATTCATAGCATTGCCTGTCTCAAACTCTACTAACTTTGTGCCATCGGCTATGTATCTGAAGAAATCATTAGATAAACCAACCGACAAAATAGTCTTAGTAGTCAAGTTTTCTAACAAGACTTCGCCAGTACTGACAGAGACAATTCGCATAGCCACTATGACTGTATCTTCACGATATTGCTTAGAGTTACCTATCCCCAGATATCTAGCACCAACACCCCCTGTTGCTAAATTAGTGTTGTAATCAATAATGCCACCTTCAAACAAGATACCAGCAAATAATAGTGGTAGTTCTTCGGTAGTATCGTCAAACTTCTGCCTTGTAGATCGGATAATCTGCCTTTCACGAGTTATATGATCTATCCCACCCCTTTCAACGACACGAAAAAAACCAGATTGTTTTAAGGCTCTTATCAGATATGTCTCTGGAGCTTGGGTCATAGCTGTCGAGAAACTAGCATAACCATCAATAGATTTGCGCTGTCCTGTTAAATCTTGAAACTTATAGACAGCTACTATGGGCTGCACATTAGCTACACCTACTTGCTTGATAGCCTCTGTCACAGGCTGATTAATAAAAGCAGATTTAGAAAAGCACTGAGCCTTACCTATAATGGTAACAACATCTTTATAGTCGTTATCAGGGTTAGTTAAACAGGGTGAGATATATTCTCTGTGGGTTGCGCAGTTATTCAGTAAAACCGAAACTATTAACAGGAATAGTAATTTCTGTAGTTGTGCCATCAAGAGTATTATATATGGTTAAAGTAATAAATGTGCCGTCACTATCCCAGCTAATCACATTGTCAAACAGAACAAAAGAGCCTGTCAGTTGTGGATCGTCAGAAAATAATGAATCTGTAATCTGCCTTGAGATATTAGATAGAATCCTAGACTGTAGGTTGTTCTTCCACCTTTCGAGCAGACTGTTGTTTTCTTCTCTAAGCTGTTCTTCTAATTTAGCTTCTAAATCTAACCTAATGGCTTCGCTTCTGGTGAACTCTTGATTCTCAATAGTGAGTACATGGGCTGAATACCCAATTTTTGAAAATGCAGGTGACTTGAAGCCAAACTTAATCTCATCAGCCAACAGGGGTAACGCTAACAAAGGGATTAAAAAAATAGCGCACCCCATTCTTTTGTATTTGTCTTTATAGTAATCGTCACTCATAACACTAAACTCCAAAACCCAATACAGAAAACAAACATTAAAATCCAAGCTGTTAACTTTTGCCAGTCTGTTCTGTACCTAATCTTTTCTTTGGTCATTTCTATCTGCCTTTGCTATCTTATGGCTGTCTATAAGTTGTGGTACACCTAAGATAGTCTTAATAAGAGTGTCCTGTCTAATGATTTCATTGTCAAGACTACGAATACGATCTATTAAAGCGACCAAGATACCATGTTGAGCATCTAGTTTAGTGCCAAGCCTTTGTTCCATAGCGCTAATCTGCTCTGCGACCTTCTCGTCAACCACATCGAGCTTCTTCTCCATGCCATCGACAATACGCATGATTAGCTTATAAATAAACCAACCTAACCCAACGGCTGCTGCTATCGGAAAGCCTAGCTGTTGAATTACTGTTACTATCTCTTGCATGGTAAGAAAAGGGCTGGTTTAGAGAATATATTTAGGAAATTAATATGAATAAGAATTGTACCAGCCCTTTTACTATTTCTTGGTTTTTACTCTGACCTCTGTATATGCTTCATTAACATTAGGTGTTGATTTGTCATCACCCTTATATTGACCTTTATTATTTCTAGCACGAACCTTTTTACGATGTGTGCCAGTCATAACATCAATAAACTTTGTCCACCAACTCACGATTCTTCCTGTTGGTTTAAAACAAGTTGTTGCTCTAATTGATTGGCTTTAGCCATGTAATGATTCAAAAGTTTTTGCAGAGCCTCAACTTGGTTTTGCAAATCTTTTACTTCGTCAGTTTTTTTATTTTTTTCGTCTGCCATTGGTAACTCCTTTTCTCAATGATAAATAATCTATAAAATCATAAAGCCTGATGTTCCAATTAGCTTTAGGTGTTGGGTAGAAACGTATAATAATATTAGCTAACCCAACGAAAGCTAACAAATATATAATTACTTCAAATACAAACATAATTAACTCCAAATGGCAGTACAAACTGTTTTTACTAAGGCATCTTCACCAGAGAAATCAGTAGCAGCGCCATCGTCAGCTACATACTTAGATAAGTGTTTAACTCTAGTTGCTACTACAGGTAAATCTGCGTCAGAACTATCATCAAGCGTATCTTCATACACAACCATCATGGTTTCATGTTTGGCATTTGCTGTGTCGGCAGCAGAACTGTCGCTAGGTGGATAAACCTCTAACCTTTGCACTGCTGTTGTTTTTGTAATTGCCATATCAGAATTGTAACCTATTGTTCAGTTGTTACCAAGTTTCCTGAATTATCTACTGTTAATTTATATTCTGTACCATTTGGTGCCATTAAATGGATGCCTTCACCTTCTTGGTTCACAAAGAGACTGCCTGTATTAATTAGGATTTCTTGTTGCGATCTAATCTTACCATTCACGTCTAGCTTATATGAGGCAGATGGTGAGGCTGTTGCAATACCAACGTTGCCTGAAGAGTTTATTCTCATGGCTTCTGCTTGTGTATTATCGTTTGTAACGCCAAAAGCTAAATAAGAATCCCTACTACCCCCACTCTGCCAAGCACTTTGTTTACCAACCCCAATATAACCTGCATTTAAAAATGTATC